AGTAAACAGCGTTAATCATCCCGCCCTTTAGTTCGCTTAACACCTTATATATACCCTCTACTGAAACATTCTTGAGTTCGTTATAACCAATGATTTTAGCAGGACTGTTAGAGATGAATTTATATTCTGTTACACTGTCCGAAGCCCAAGAAGGTCTGTCCGATATATCGTATCGGCTACTAATTCCGGGTGTCTGATTAGTTAAATCAACTGTAAGAACGGTTCCTTCTTTCGATACCGTAATCCCGTTTTTGTCCGTAAACGATTGCTCTTTAATCCCCTGAATAGTAATCGTAGAAACCTTATCGCCAACCATGTTGTAATAATTGACTATAATATCAGACTTGTCATAAGAAGGGATACTTAAGTCAGCCGACCCGTTAATAATCTCGGTTAAATTTTCGCCGTTGGCGTCTACTTTATAGTGAGATTCTCCGCTT